GGAGACTAGATAGTGCTTGTGTTTCAGTAATGTCTTCGATCAAGCGTGAATATTCAAAATGCTTGTCGATAAGTACAGGTACATTACCTTCTGTGTTGCCTTGAATGCTAACAGCAGTTCCTGATGCTTTTGCTACAGCTGTGCCGCGAACAGGTGCGGGGATATTGATAGTATCGCCTTTCTTGCCTTGCATACCCATCTTCTTGACTAGGTTAGCGAGGACAAGACTGTTCTCGTACGCTGCTCGTACTTCATCACTCCAAATCTCTGGAATAAATGTTGCTGCTTTAGTGTTATTTACAACACCGCCTTGATTGGGATATACCGATGTAGTCATCTTATTTCTTCCTTAAAGTTATTTAATCATTTAACGCGCCCCTCCTGATAAGCAATCATTATCTCATCCGATAAGGAAGCATACCGATTAGGGTCGGTTTTCATTAGTTTAATAATGTCTGCACGCCTAAAGATTTTCTTACTATTACCTGTTTGAGAACCTGAAGCACCGCCTGTAGAAGCATTCTTAACTGATGCGTTCCTACTAGACTTTTCAGCGTTTACAGTTTGACCAATCAATTGTTGACGCTCTTTCCACTGACTAAATATCTCATCAGCAGCTTCGTAATCAAAGTTTCGATCAGCTTGTTGCAATAGTTTAGTCCTAAACGAACTCTCACTTATCCAATTAATAAAGTTTGAGTCAGAAAGAATAGCAGCCATATCAGGATGTTTGTCCTTTAATTTACCTTGGACGCTAGTCTTTTTCATGTCCGTAGATGCTTTTTGAGCTTCACGAACAGCAGGATGATTATCTATTGCTTTCTGTATTGCCTTTTCAGGGTCGGAAAAGTAATCAATCTCTTCGTCTACAGTTTCTTCTTTCTTAGAGGATTGCGACATTACAAACTCATCGACAACCTTACGTAGTTCACCTACCTCACCACTTTGACGACCAAGCATGCGCTCAGCCTCTTGGTGCATTTGTACAAGTTCAGCAGCACTTTTGTTGCGATACTTGTCCGGTACGTTGTTTTCTTCACTAGGTTGCTCCTGTGAGTCTAGTGAGTCTAAACTGTCTACGGTGTCGTCTTCCTGTCGTCCTAGTTCTTCTTGGTTTATCAGTGTAGCCATTATTAAAACTCCGTGATTAATATCATTATGGAGATTGATGGACTTGTGAGGCTCTTACGAGTTGTCCTCACGTCTTTCGCGCTTAATCTGGTCTTGTCTGTTCTTAGCCCACTTCATTGTTGCACCGGGCCAATGACCGGACAACGGATCTAAAGTACACTGAACAGCACTGACCATCCTAGACGCTGTTTTATCGCAGGTTAAGCAATCTGTTTCCCTTACCTCTTCGTCAATGAATGCTTCAGTAACGTGTTGGTCTGGGCAAATAAACTCATAGATACGTCTAGTCATCCTGCGCTTCCTCTGTAAGGACATCTAAGGTCGAATCTACCGTGTGCGGTAAGTTCAGTATTAGATTTGCTATGTTCAGCTGTCCTTTCTTGTAATAAAGGTCTTCAACGCTATTAACGGCGTCTATTCCCTCTATTGCGTCTGCAAGAATGCTAATTTCTTTATGTACATTCTTCCAACCGTCTGTAAGCAGCATATCTTGTATCTGCTCGTAGTGTAGTATATCTGCCTCATTCATATTGTTTCTCCTCTTTAGGACAATAATGCTTGACTTCGTATGGCAAGTGTGTTATAGCGCCGGACTATACCACAGTATTGACCAAAAGTCAAGGCTTTTTTGAGCTTTCTTTTTTAGTAGCTTTAGCCGCTGCTATTTCTATTTCAAGCACTGTAATACGCTTTTCTAGACGTGCGTAGGCTGTATTGATCTGCTCTACTACGCTTTCTAACTCTTTATTGCTGACCACGTTGGTTCTCCTTTGCTACTTCAAAACCTAACTTTTGCTCGTCTAAAGCTAAATTTGCTATTTTCATTCTTTTTTCAAAGTCTTTGTCGTTATCAGTGGCTTTTTGAGCCGCTGCAACAGCTTTAATACGATCTGTCTCAAGCTCTACAGGAACACCTCTACCTTCTAGCTCAATCTTCTTAGCTCTGGCATTAGACTCGTTAGCCTGTGCTGTAAGCGCTGCTGTTTGACTATTCTTAAAGGCTCTATCTTCTTCTGCAAGGGCTTGCTGCATCTGCTGCTGCTCTGGATTAGGCTGTTGTGCCTGTATCATAGTCTCTATAAGGTCTTCGCGGTTCGTAATGTTCATGTTATCAATAACCGACTGTAAGATAACAGGATATACAGCGCTGTCTTGTGGCATAGTCTGTAGCAGCTGTACTAACTGGGCTACTTCATACTCACGAGCAACAATACCTAGCGTACTAGTGGCTATAAACTTGTAATCATTGACAGGGAACAACTCAGGCTCAAACTGCATATAACGCCAAGCAGCCTTTTCAACGAAAGGCATCAAGAAAGACTCTTGAAAGTTGACTAATGTGCGCTTTTGACGCTTAATCACACCTCCAAGACTCATAGAGCTACCCGCTGACGTTGTACCCCCACCGTTCATAGCTTGTTGAGCTGTGTCTACACTGCCTGTAGCGGCCTGTACCATGCGTTGTAGCGAGTCTGCCTGTGCAAACGTAATCTGACTAACTTGTCCAAAGTTGAACGGATGCAGCACTTCAGCAGGGTTGCCGTTGGTTAGGATCAGCTTACCTGCCTTAACTTCGGGCTTAGTGCCACGAGGCATGCGTGTAGCGTCCATAGCAAGCATTGGATGTACAGTAAGGGCTAGAGCGTCAATACGAGCGCGAAGCTCAGCATCAAGCGCTTTCTGACTGTTAAAGCCCTTCTCGCATACGCCCATTCCCCAGAACCTATTCGGCACAACGTCCCAAGGGAACGCTACAACAGGACGGTCGCCCATCATGTAAGGAGACGCTTCAGCTTTTAACAACTCACCGCCATTAGCAATAACAACAATAGCCTCAACGTAGTAGCTATCTCTACCTTCGTCGTCTTCCTCGCTGTCAAAGTTAACCATTTCATCATCAGAATCAAAGGCATTCTCTAGCATGTGCCGTGGAACTAGGCCGTAGTATTTAGTTAACCTAATCTTGTCTTCTGGTTGCTGCCATAGTTCTCTGTCAGGCTCTATATCAAGGTCTGGAGCAGCAGTGCCTATAGAACAATCTCTGTAAACACCTTCTTCTTGTAACTGCTCTACCAAGTGTGTTGACACAAACTCGTCAATAGCCACACCTACAGCACTCTCAATGTCAGTTGCTACAGGGTCTATAAGAAAGTTCTGAGGCTGTACAGGACGTAGTTTAATTACAGTGCGGTCGCGGATGTTAACACCCACAGCTGTCATAGCACCGTCCATCACAGGCTCTGTTGCCGGAACCATCTCTTTCTTTTTCTCAAGAACAATCTCACCAATGCCTGTACCATAGACAGCAGCGTTAATAAGACACTCACCCACAGCCTTTCTAATCTTGTTCTTAGAGAACTCTTTTGACAAGGCTTCACGCAGGAAACGAACATCACTGCGGTCTGTATCGCCCATGTCGTCTTCGATGTCAAAGAACTTACCGCGACCAAACGTTGCCTCTTCGATGTCAGCAACATTGTTCTCTACAGCTTGTAGGAGGGCAGGTGCAACGATCTTGCTGCGTTCGCTTTCTCGTGTCTTGTCTTCGTCTGACCAAATACCACGCCAAAGGCGGTAATACTCATCAAACTTAGCGTCGTAGTTACTTTCGTAATACTCACGCCAGTTGTCTACCTTGGTCATCACCCACTCTTCTAGCTTCTCATCAAACATCTTAGCGGTGTCTTCGTTGTAATCGTCCATATCAATATCCTGTATAAGAGTCGAGAGATTCTTCGTAATCTTCTATTTGGAAGCCCCAGTCATAAGCTACGTTAGCTAGTTGATCTATGTAAGCAAGCGAGTCAATAGTGTCATCATGTACTAAGTGATTAGGGAACTGAAACAACTCATCCATGAACTGTATATTCCACTCGCCTTTGTTAAGCGTAATGTGCCCGTTCTCAAACCGTCCTTGTAATGCCCACATTATCCTGTCAGTCTTCTTCTTATTACCGTGGGTTAGCTCCTCAACTCTAAAGTATTTATTGTTGCGTCTCATTAAGTCAGTGATAGGCGACATTACAGCTTGCCTGCTAATACCTTTCTCAATACCAACTGCTATAGGGTAGTTTTCTTTAACAGCGTCAAAGATGCGTTCAGCAGTCTCGTCAAGAGTCCACCTACCAATTATTATTTCTTTGACCCACCAACCATTTTCGTTGACTTTAACCACTGCTATAGAGCTGTTATCGAGCCGCTTATTACTCTTCTTACCTATTTCTTCAAAGCCTGCTAAGTCACAAGCTATGTAGTAGTCGCCAGTGTCAGGCTCGTCTTTATCAAACTTAACCCACTCTTCTTTAAACATCTCAGAGCCACGAGCTTCAAAAGAAGCCATAAACTCTTGTCTAAAGGCGTAACTAGACAGTGTGCGCTTAGCGCTATCTATCTCTGTAGGGTCTATTAGAGGGTTGTCGTAGCTTGTAAAGTGCCACGCATTATAACCTTCTAATGTACCTGACAACGCTTCTGTATATAAATCATAGAAGTGATTACGACCCATTGGCGTACCAATAAACAACGCTTCACCTTTTAAGTCAGCCAGTGCAGGACGTAGAATCAACTCCCACACTTCTGGTTTAAAGTCAGCAAACTCGTCTAGTACAACGTAGCTTAGACTAACACCACGCATTGTCTCAGGTCTGTCTGAACCCTTTAACGAGATAGTAGCGCCGTTAATGAGCTTGAGCGTTAGGTTGTTTACATGGCTGTTAGCTATGACACCCTGTCCTAACTCCAACAGCATGTCCCAGATAACGTCTCTAGCCTGTCCTTGCGTAGGCGCAACGTAAAAGACTTTACCGTTCTTAGACGATAAAGCCCTTACGAGCAGCAATGACGCTGCAAGCCTTGTCTTACCTGTTCGTCTACCTGCCGCTACAACCTTAAAGCGAGACTTGTCTGTCCACACCGTCTGTTGCCAAGGAAGCAGGTTTATCTGTAGGTCTTGCGTAGCAGACATCTAGTATGTCCAAACTACTTGTGGTAACGCCCTTGTATCAACGTGTATAAAACCTTTAGCAACACCAATGCCATTAAAGCCTAACGCTATAGCATTGCGTATAATCGTTGCTCTTTCAATACCGTTGCTTACTGCAATGTCAGCAGCTATACCTGTCGTATGTACACCACCTTTACTCTTACGAGCTTCAGCAGGGTGTGATGGGTCGCGATAGCCGCTAGTTATGGTAAACGAGAAACCACAAGCAGCACGTAGTTCGTCTAGCCTACGCACAAACTCAGTGACTATCTCGTTCTCGCCAGTGTGCTTACAAGCAAACTCGTCTAACGTAAAGTATTTAAACGTCATCTTCTACTTCTCCGTCAATAGTCTCACCAATCGTTATTGGGTTATCTGAATCTATGCCGTTGATAGTGATGCTTACAGCAGCTCTA